AGTAGTCGCTTGAGAACTATTGAGCGTGAAACTGATCAAAAGATAAAAGAACTAGAAAAGAAAGTAGACGATAAGATACAGAAAGCATGGGAAAATCCACTAGCAAAATAATGGAGACATTGGTGATGCGTCACCAACCCGTAAGATATGTGGTGACCAATACTGAAAAGGTCATATTGGTCACCCATGATTATTATTATGCTACTAAGTTAGCAAGTGCTATCGGTACACTAGAAAATCCAGGTAAATACTACCCTCGCATACGATAAATACTTGATGCGTTTTAAGGAATTTACAAACGAGAGTAAACCTAAGGTATTATTCAACCCTAAACCAAAACAAAAAGGTCCGGATGAATACGAATATACGGAATATGTGCCTCGCGGTAAGGAAGATAAAACTGCTTGGGCAATCAAGCGTACAGTAGATAAACAAAAACTACCACAGAAAAAACCAAAAGACCTAAATACAGGTTTTTATAAGAATTATCTAAGTAATCGTCCCATACGTGAAGATGAAGAAGTATCTAGTGAAGTAGAAAAATTCAAGGATTGGGCATGTGAAAAATTACATATCCAAAATCCACCCGAGATAGAACTCAGCTACGACACAGAAGAAGCACAACAGGGTCATCATACTGGTCGCCATGTTGAAGGTAGCGGAAACATTTGGGTATATGCTGCTAACAGAAATCTAGTAGACATATTACGCACAGTATTCCACGAATTGGTACATGTTCGCCAGGGTGAATTGGGTATGATCAAGGATGGTGACAGTTATCCAGGTAGCCCAATCGAGGCTATGGCAGATATGCTCGCCGGCAAATACATCAAGATATACGGCAAAGCCAACCGAAAAGTATTTCAATAATCTAGACAGTATTATATAATATGGACATGATTCAATTGTTACACAAATTGCCACGGAAACTTACTATCGCATTGAGCGGTGGTGTAGATAGCGTTGCTATTACCGATTTCCTTAGTAACAATCATGAGATTGATGCGGCCTTTTTCCATCATGGGACCGATGCAAGTGACGATGCATATGACTTTGTTTTCTATTTCTGTAAAGATCGTGGCATCAATTTGAAAGTAGGTTACATCCATAACGAAAAACCCAAAGAACATAGTTGGGAAGAGCATTGGCGCAATGAGCGTTATCGTTTCCTAGAACAATTTGATTACGTTGTTACCGGTCATCATCTCAATGACTGTATTGAAACATATATCTGGAGTGCTATGCATGGTACACCCAAAGTCATTCCTGACACACGCAAGAACGTGCATCGCCCATTTTTATTGAACAACAAACAAACTTTCGTTGATTGGTGTACTAGAAAGAATATCAATTGGCGCGAGGATCTAAGTAATCAAAACACTGAATATATGCGTAATTACATTCGTAAAAATGTAGTAGAACATGCCTATCATATCAATCCAGGCATTGAAAAAGTTGTAAAGAAGTTAGTGCAAGATGCTTGTCAGCCTAGACAAGAATAAGTGGCTATATGATTGGCTACAAGAAAAATACCATGACGATATATTGGGTATAGTTATAGGTCTAGAAGATGTGGTTCCTAGACCAAATAAGATGAGAGAAGGCATTGCAACATTGCTTGAAACTAAAGGATATAAGGTCAAACTTACAAGTAAATTTGATGTCATTATCGCAATGACTGAGGAAGAATATATTTTACTCAAGCTAAAATATGAATAGTTTGGACACAAAGTGTTTGACTTTTTTACAATAACGTTTATAATAATTAGACAGTATGACGCCTTCAATCAAATTTCAAATTGAAAATAGAGTCACAATTTTTTCAAACGCAATTCCTGAAGATCATTTAAAAAAATCTATTGATTTTATCAATGATCACATAGATCGCGGGGATTATTATATTCGTTTTGACTACCGTGATCAAACAGATTATAAAGTTCACATATATGATCATTATAGCAACATTACAAATGAATTAAAAGAACTTTTTAATACTAGGTCTTACATGACAGATGAACAAAAAGTTATTCAAGTTGGATCCGGCGGAACCAAAGAGTCCAAATTATTATTACCTTATTACGAAAATTTGATAAAATCTTTATATCCTAAAAAAATATTTTATCCTGATGTACAAGATTTTTTTTATTACGGAAACGGAACATATATGAACCGTCATTCTGATTTTAAAGATCATAGGTTGTGTACTACGATACTATATTTAAATGATCAAAGTATAGAAGATAAAGGCGGAGAATTATTATTTTATGATGATAATCGCAATGTAATTTTTACATATAAACCTACCAAGGGCGATGTAGTCATTATGGATGATATAGAGCATTCAGTTAACAAAATTGAAAATTGGAATAGACTGACTCATAGAATTTATTGGAATGAATTACAGGAGGAAACATGACAAGTAGAACATTCAATAACGAAGCAAAGATTAAACTTACACAATTAATTAATGAGGGCATTGCCGTTCATCATGAAATTGAAACACTTCAAGAAGGGCTTAGTGATACTATTAAAGCAATTGCAGAAGAACTTGAAGTAAAGCCTAGTATTTTAAAGAAGGCTATTCGTGTAGCACATAAATCTAAATTAGGTGAAACAAATAAAGAAAATGAAGACCTAAATACTATTTTGGAGACTGTTGGTAAGACTCTATAATGAGTTACGTTGACGCCATTCACGATAGAGATAAGGATAGAATATTTGTTGTAGAGCGTTTACCTGATGGTAAACGTACCTACAATGAATTTCCTGCCAATTATACTTTCTATTATACCGACCTTAAGGGTAAGTATCGCAGTATTTTTAATGAGCCATTAACACGTTTCAGTACACGTAAACGTAGTGAGTTTGAAAAAGAAAAACGAATCCACAGCAATAAGAAACTGTACGAATCGGACATCAATGTAGTGTTCCGCTGCCTAAGTGAAAACTATTTAGGCTGTGAGCCTCCAAAACTTCATACATGTTTCTTTGACATTGAGGTAGATTTTGACCCAGAGAAGGGATTCAGCCCCACATCGGATCCCTTCAACGCGGTCACGGCTATCTCAATGTACTTAGACTGGCAAGATACACTGGTCACACTTGCTATCCCGCCCAAGCACATGAGTGATGAGACTGCTCAAGATTTTACAAAGGATATGAGCAATACATTATTATTTAGGTCAGAGATTGAAATGTTTGAGACATTCTTTGAACTAATCAAAGACGCAGATATCCTCACTGGTTGGAACTCAGAAGGATACGATATTCCATATATGGTCAATCGTGTCACAAGAGTGATGAGCAAAGACGATACACGCAAGTTCTGTCTGCTTGGTCAAGTGCCTAAGCCAAGAGAGTATGAGCGTTTTGGTAAGACTGAAACAACATATGATTTAGTTGGTCGTGTACACATGGACTATCTACAGTTGTATAAGAAATACAACTATGAATCGCGTCACAGTTATAGCCTTGATGCTATTGGTGAAATGGAAGTTGGTGAGCGTAAAACACAGTACGAAGGTACACTTGACCAACTCTATAACAAGGACTTTAAAACATTTCTTGAGTACAATCGTCAAGATACCATGCTGCTTGTGAAGATTCACAACAAACTCAAGTTCCTTGATCTTGCTAACGCACTGGCACATGAGAATACTGTATTGTTGCCAACTGTCATGGGTTCTGTGGCTATGATTGAAATGGCTGTCATGAACGAAGCGCATGAACGCGGGCTCATGGTGCCAGACAAGAAAAAGAATAGTAGTGATGGTGAGATGGCAGCAGCAGGCGCGTATGTCGCTGTACCAAAGAAAGGCATACATGAATGGGTGGGTGCTGTTGACATCAACAGTCTGTATCCAAGTGCTATTCGTACATTGAATATGGCGCCAGAAACAATCGTAGCGCAGGTTCGTCAAACACTAACTGAACAACATCTAAAAGATAAAGCAAGAAAACTTGCTAGCGAAAAGGCACGTTACGACGAAGATGACGAAGTTGAAATGAGTTCGTTATTATGGGAAGGCATGTTTGGTACACTTGAATATGAAGCCATTATGAATCAAGAACGCGGCACCATGCTCACGGTTGATTTTGAGAGTGGTGATAGCGTAGAAATGAGTGCGGCTGAAGTTTGGAAGATG